GTTCCAGACATCAATAATTTGTGCCATGCGTGTATACCTTCGTATATATCATAGAACCGTGAAAAGTACTCTTTTACGTGTGGTGGAGAACCATATCCTGTACCGCCAAATAATGGGAGAAACGTATTAGGTTTCCCTTGGGATTGACGTTCTTCTTTAGTAACTTCACTGGCAGGTTTCTTAAGGATGATACCAGCACTTTGGGCGTGTATATCTTTACCTTCTAAGATGTCTGATAACCCTTGGGCATCTCTGGAAAGTTCTACGCACGTTCTAAATTCAAGACCTGAGTAATCTGACTCAATCCAGATACCGTTTTCAAACCTACTAATGAAACACTTCCTTACTGGAAAGCCTCTCTTTGGTTGGTTTTGCAAATTGATCGACATACCACCACCAGAACTTAATCTACCAGTAGATGCGATACACTGATTGAAGTTAGCATGTAGAAAACCACTTGCGCGAGTACCTCTTTGGATACCTGCAACGAAACTATCTAGGTAAGTAGAGAGAGCATTGAGCCGACTGATCTTAGAAAGGAACTCAACAGCGACTTCATTCTTCTTTCGCTCTGCTTGGACGACTAATTGCTTAATCGTCTCTTTGTCCGTTTTAAAGCCGTTTATACTAGCGTCATATGGTGTGCTTGGCGACATTCTTAAGCCCCCTGCAACCCCAGTACTCACGTAAATAGCACCAACTCCTGAGCAGGTTTTACACTTAGTTCTGTTCTTATATGGGTCTCCTTGTACCCGATATTTCTTGCCTAATTTTGTAATATTTTTAATTTTAAACTTCTGTATAGAACCAACACCATTACAATCAGAACATTTTACTGCTTGGGTCTTGTGTACGATCCTTGTAGTTGCCCGAACAGCTTCAACAAATTGAGTAGCGTTCATGAAGGGTGGTCTAAGAGATTTACCTGCTTCGTTTGTACCTATGTTAAATGTCTGTCGATGTGCTTCACGACTAATAACCTCACGCGAGTAGACAACCTTCGTCATGTCTGCACCACTGTTTAAGTTAATAGGGGTATCTCCCATGACCTCTTCGACGATCTCATTCAGACGCTTCTCTATGATTTCCTTTTCAGCTAGGAACTCCTGTTCAACTTCCTCAAGTGCTTCAAGATCAACCTTCACTCCGTTCATTTCTATTTCGCAAAGAAACAGAAGCATCTCATTCATGAAGGGTATAACTTTTTTTAACGACTGATTATGTTCACGCTCTAAGATGTCGAGTTGAGCTATGTACAATTCACCGCAAGCTTTTACATCAGCTTCTGCATATTCATTGACAGTCTCTAAAGATATCTCAGAGAAATCCATACCACCTTTAAACATGTCGTCGATTAAGTCAGACTTCTTTAAGCTAGTAACTTTGCGTCTGATGGCACTTTCTTTAAGAGACAACGATCTACGTTGACCTTTAGCAAGCAAGTACTCGACTATCATTGTATCATATATAACAGGTGGTAGGGTGAACCCCATCTCAAGTAACCACTCAGCATCAAACTTGGCATTATGACAAATCATCATGTCAGCCTCTGCGAGATCGTTTTCTAGTTCTGTTGTAGGATCACAACCGTCATAATCATTGTGATAGAAAATAGCTTTCTTGACTTCATCAACAGTTTCAAAACCTAGCCATCCCCAATATGCACCTACACACTTATTGCGAGGGTTCTTTGGGCTGTTGTCTATCCTACCTTCGATACGCTCAACGGTTGTCTCTAAATCTAATATGACTATTTTCATGTTACACCTCGTAGCGTGAGGTTTTTGTATCTAACTGACAAAGTACACGATCATGGTTGCCACTAATCTTGTTCTTCATAATATTAATGTAACGTTCTGGATTGTCGGGATCATCAGGATCAATTGCTTTACCTATGCCTAACAGCACATCAGTCTCACTTACCTTTCCAACACGAGAGCCTTCAAGCATTGATGGTGTTAGTCTTGTTTTACCTTCAGCTTCGGCAGATAACTGAGATACACCAATAAGAGCGCAATTATGAGTTTTGGCTAACTCACGTAACCTGTAGTATAATTCTCTAAGTCTTTCATGACCGCTGTTAAACTGTTGTGCGAGAGCAATTTTGTCTGCCATATCAACGATACAGACATCGACATTCTTCTTACCCAGATATGCATCTAGCATCTGGATATCCCAACCCTGAGCGTCTGCAAAGATCAGTCTGTCTTTAATGCCTGAGTATCTTGCAATAGCCGCATGAGGATCAAACTCAATCTCTTCTTTAGATAGGCCTGTGTAAGCTTGTATAGCGCGGAGCTTTGTACGTTTAGCAACTTCCTCGTTAGCTATGTAAGCAACTCTAGCTCCTTGCTGACAGAAACCTGCGGGAGCCGCACACAAACTGACAGCTAATGCAGTTTTACCTACGTTACTATACGCAGCTATGACACCAAACTCACCTCGACCTATTCCGTAAACTTTTCTTGATAGAGTAGGGATGTTGAATTGAAATCTATTGTCGTTACTAACAACCTTCAAAATTTCTAAGATATCGTCAGTGACATCTACATCGAAGTCGTCTGGAAGATATCCATCTGATACACGATTTACTAACGTAGTTAGCTTGTCCATTGCAGACACATCGCCTTCACTCATTGCAATACCTAGATGAGTTACATCTAATCCAATATGCTGTCGCCATAGGTTCTCTATAACGTCAGTTGCAATCTCAGGACTGATTACATCTGAGTTAGCAATAGAATTTATTTGGTCTTCGATCTCGACTGTCCACGATTCTGTAGATGTCGGATTCTTAGCTTTCCAAAATGCAAACAGTTCTAAGGCACTGATGTCCTTGCTGAACTTTTCATGCATTAAAATTATTGTTTCGTATACGTCTTTAACTGCCTCATCGAATATGCTTGATCTGAGCTTTGCTTTATTTTCATTATAAAATTCTGTACTCAACAAGCTTTTTAGTAGTGATTGGTTCATTTACTTACCTGCTCTATTAGTTGTTGTATTAGAGCATCTTACAGTAGGATTAGTGCAAAAAAAAGCCCCACTTTCAAGTAGGGCTAATTTATTTTATAAGTAATTGATTTGTTTAGATTAATTTGCTCTAAATTTCATCTTAGATAGGTCAACTGCTCCGGGTTCACCCCTTCTTTCACGTAGTTCTACTTGGTAATGTACTACGCGCTTATTAGTTTTAACATACTCTCTAATAAGCTGTTCAATTGCTTCTTCTTCTTTAGCAGCTTCTCTAAAGCCGCCCTCTATTTCTAGGTCAATTATGGCTATACCACGCGCTTTCATTGGTCTTTTCCTTATTAATTAATAATTTGTGCATCTAAGATGCTAATAAATTTAAATCAACAGGTATTTAGGCGGCCCAGTAAATGGATTACAGAAATTTGTGACTGACCGTCCGTGGCTCCCGTGAGGAGCAAATCCAGATTTTTCTATACTTACCCAATTTGCTGACTTTGGTAGTCGTTCTTTTGGTAGTGTTAATATGATGTTCTTTTTTAATTGCACTTTTATTATAATCCTTTCTACCGACCTATAGTCGCGGCTTTCTACATACCAAGTAATTATACTGGACTTGGTTTTTACAGTTTTAATTATACTCTACCTAGTACACTAAGTATTTGCTTTGTTGATAGTAATTTTAAATCACTACTTGTCAACCTAACTCGTATATTTCTATCTACCTTCATAACTAAGGATATAGCCTTAGATGATGCGTCTTTGTCAAGAACTAAAATTTTATCATGATATTTATTAATAACCGACTTAATTGGTGCAGTTATGTTCGTACCTAAGAGTGCGAGACCTACTAAGCCCTTAATTCTACTTACAGAACACGCGGAAGGTACATCTTCTACTAAAACTACTGTTGTACCTTCACCAACTGATATACCTTCACTTAAAGCCCCATAACTAAGCCATTTTGCTCCGTAGTTTTTTAAGGAACGTCCAACTGCACCTTCGCCACTCAAAAACAACACTCTGTCTTCGGCAGGTGCGTACCTGACATCTATATATCCCTTTTGGAATGCTTCTAAACTATTCACCTTTTCTAAATAATCTAATGCAGGTTTATGGTTATTCACTGAAGTAGTCATAGATGGGATAGGTTTACGAATTATTGATTTCTTCTGTACCTGATCTGATAAATAGTTTTTAACAGCTTGTAGGTCTCTTTTACCAGTATGTATACCTTTAGCATTACAACTGGCGCGATAACAATTCCACATCAGTTTACCATCAATCTTTGATAGTGCTAACTTCTTTGGCTGATAGCAGAAAGGGCAGGTAATAACTTTAGTATCACCTTCTCGAATGGGTATACCTTTAATTATGTACAACTGTTCTTTGTAAGTCATTAGACAAATTCTAAATCAGGATGTTCTTGCCAACTCTTTAGTTTTCTTTCCAATCGCAATTGGATTATACCTTTTTTGATATCCTGATGGAATGTTGATCTTACTGCATCAATTAACATATTTAGTTCTTCATCTGTTAATGACATTTGTTTTGTATGTGTTTTCATTGGTCTCTTCCTAGTAGTTAGTTGGTTCTGCCCCTTCATAGGGACAGCGTCAGCTTATCGGCATATTTTTTATTGTCAACACTTAACTAAATGTTTCTTTAAGCCACCTAATGTTAACAGGTATTTATCCAGTAATCCGCTAAGTCATTGAAAACAAACAAGTCCTGTTAATCAATTGGTCGTAGGTTCGACCCCTACCGTCGGAGCCAACTTACTGATATTAAACGATAATATTGGTAATTTTGGCAAAAATCGCACCGCACATTTACCAGTCGCACTGTGCGATTTATGCTATTTTTTATGTAGTAATTTTAAGTAAAAAAGAATCATTTTAGAAAATAACTATTTACCTACAGTCCCACTGTCTTGATCCATCAGTGCATCCCACGAAACAGGGTACAGTTCTTCCATGATATCACTGATCTTGTTAGCCACTACACGGCTCTCGTATTGCGTATCAGAGGCACACCTGAGCTTACACATCTTGCTTACTGCTTTGATACTACCGCTCCATATCCACGAACTTAACATTGCTTGCGGTAATACCATGCGAGCTTGCTCTTCACACACATTCCTATCTAAGAGACTTTTATACATGTTCTCTGCAATCATGAGGGCGGCACTTATGTTAATGTTTTCAATAACACCTTCACTACCTTGCTTCTTGTCGGTAGCCTTGCCTCTCCATTCATCTGGAACATAAAACTCAGGGTCAGTATCTACGTATCTACGCGAGATTTCATTCCAAGGCATGTACTCATGTTTCTTTAGCTGACCCATCACAAATAGGGGAGCAGTACATCTAAAAGTGACAAACGCATGATTGAAAGGCGAGAAGTGTTCATGATCAGCTAAGTACTTTATTAGTTTACGATCCCTGTCGTGTATGACAGGAACCATTGGCTTATCATCGATGCCAGTGTAGCCTAATGCTTCACTCTCGCTCTCAAAACTTACCCTAGCTGCGTTAACAACTGATAAGTCATCTCCAGAGTGCCTAACATAGTCTACAGTTAATTGTTCAATACCCATTTATAATAATCCTCGTTTGGTATTTGCATTGGTACTTTCGATCTCACCTTCTTTTGCGTAAACAACTAGCATCGAAGGGTTCTTGTGGCCTGTTAGAGCCATCAACTCTCTGTCGGTACATCCTGATCTACTTGCGTGAGTAGCTCCAGTACGCCGCAGATCAGCCATCCAAATAGAAGAGTACTTTTGACTGCCATCTTTGTTGAACTGATTTCGTAAGGCGACTTCGGGTAGTCCATAGCTCTCAGCTAAATCGCGGAACAACTTATTGCACCTATCCGCAGTGAACGGTCTATTCGTGTTCTCATAGGCGAAGATGTAATCATCAGAGTTGCGTCTAATATGTAAATGCAATCTGTTCTGAACCGCGTTAGTTACTTTAATAGCCATCTGCTTGCCTGTCTTCTTCTGAATGAAGTTAGACACGCCAGTTTTGTTATCAATGTTAGCCCATTTCATTTTGCGAACATCGACAGGACGTTGGCAAAACTCGTAGCACATCGTAAGCATTGTACCCATCGAATGATAACCCTGATCATCACAATGTTTGATCATTCCTTGCAATTGATCATCAGTCCACATGACCTCACGATCTGGCAAGCTAGGCAATTCAACCATCATAAATGGATTGCCTTTTACTTTGCCTGACTTGAAGCCAACCTTCCATACTCTCTTTAATACCTTAAAAGTATGGTTGGCTTTATGTATCGACACATCATCAGCTATGTATTGCCACAGTAATTCGCAGTAGTCGTAGTCGATATTGGATACAAGCATTGAACTAAATGGTGTATTAGTCACGCACATAGGTAGTACATGATTTAAATGCCCACGATAAGAACGCTTGGTAGCTCCATCAACTATCTCTCCACGACTATTTACTTTATTAGGTAGGTTCCTAAATGCCATTGAAGATTTGTAATGGTTAACTAGTGTCTCTAC